TCGGTGAAGTGGTTATCGTAGGCGGCGTGAGACGCTCAGCTATGATCTCTTTGTCTAACCTGAGTGATGACCGTATGCGCCATGCTAAGTCAGGTGCGTGGTGGGAGAACAACCCTCAACGTGCATTAGCTAACAACTCTGTGTCCTACACTGAGAAGCCAGACAGCCTGTCCTTTATGCGGGAGTGGATGGCCTTAGTAGAGAGCGGTTCAGGTGAACGTGGTATCTTCAATAGACAGGCCGCTAAGAAACAGGCTGCTAAGAATGGACGGCGTGATCCTAATTATGAGTTCGGGACCAACCCATGTTCGGAGATAATTTTACGAGGACCAAAGATTGATAAGAACGGGCAACCTATTGCAGGTACAGGTGGACAATTTTGTAACCTCAGTGAAGTAGTGGTACGGGCAACGGATACTGTCGAAGACCTAGAGAGAAAGGTTCGTATAGCTACCATCCTTGGTACTATTCAATCTTCCTTCACTAAGTTCCCATACCTCCGTAAGGTGTGGCAGAAAAATACAGAAGAAGAAAGACTACTGGGTGTGTCTATGACAGGCATCATGGACAACCCGTTAATGACAACTAAGAACGCAGGACTGGAGAAAACCCTTGAACATCTTAAATGTATTGCCGTTGAAACTAACGCTGAGTGGGCTGGCCGCCTTGGTATTCCTGTTGCTGCTGCTATTAGCTGTGTTAAGCCATCGGGAACAGTCAGCCAACTCGTTGACTCAGCCTCTGGGATTCACGCCCGACACAGTGACTACTACATCCGAACCGTTCGAGGAGACAACAAAGACCCCTTGACACAGTTTATGAAGGATCAAGGTATCCCTAATCAACCAGATGTAATGAAGCCAGACCAGACTACAGTGTTTAGTTTTCCTATGAAGGCACCAGACAACGCTATTGTCACTGCTGACATGACTGCTATTGAACAGCTGGAGATGTGGTTAGCTTATCAACGAGCATGGTGTGAGCATAAACCATCGGTGACAATCAATGTCCGTTCCGGCGAATGGTTTGCTGTGGGTGCATTTGTGTATGAGCACTTTGATGAAATGAGTGGGGTATCCTTCCTGCCATTCAACGAACACACATACCAGCAAGCACCTTACCAAGAGTGTGGCAAGTCAGACTACGACACTCTTCTGTCTGTTATGCCAACCTCTATTAATTGGGGTGAGTTGTCAGACTACGAGCAAGAAGACAATACAGCTGGTAGTCAGACACTTGCCTGTTCAGGTGACTCATGTGAAATCGTGGATTTAGTATGATGTATGTTATCTTAAGCACACCATACTGTAAGTTTTGCACCAAAGCAAAACACTTAATGCGAGAGAAAAGGGTAGGCTTCACGGCCTACTCACTTGACGATCCAAGTAGTAAGTGGCTATTGACATTGCTTAAGAAAGCTGGTATAGGTACTTTACCCCAGATATGGGACAACAAAGGTAACTACATCGGTGGTTACACAGAACTAAAGGAACTGCTAGATGGGAATGATTAAAGATACAGATGGTGAACTTTGGTATCACAGCCCGTCAGGGTACCGTCAAACGCTTGCCTCACACAACAGAAAAAACAATCGACGTATGTTTGTTGACGGTGAGTACATCCCCAAGAGTCATCCACTCTGGAAGGCCGGACGGTACAAGTCTTTCAACGAAGCTGCCTTCTCAAGCCTAGAAAACTTCACAAGCGCCAAAGAAGGTTTTGTCTACGTCATCACAAACAAAGCATGGCCTGAGTGGGTGAAGATCGGTATGGCTATTGATGCAGAGGATCGCCTCAAGGGTTACCAGACGAGTAGTCCTATGCGTGACTTTGAGTTAGATTTCTTTGCGCCCTTTAAAGATCGTCGGAAGGCTGAGACCTTTGCACATAATGAGTGTAAGAAGCTTGGTGTAGAACAGAATGGCGAATGGTTTAAGATGCCAGTGGAGACTGCAAAGAAAATCATCGGAGACTTACATGGCGCAAGTTGAATTGTTTGATGACAGTGAGATGTCTGACATAATAAATAACCCACCTCACTATGGAGATGGGTCTATTGAGTGTATAGATTATATGAAGGACAACATGGATGACATGATGTTCTTGGGGTACTTAGAAGGTAACACTAAGAAGTATCTCCATCGTTATCGTCACAAGGGTAAACCCCTTGAGGATTTAAAGAAGGCTAAGTGGTACTTAAACAGGTTAATAGAAGAGATGGAAGGAAGTTAAAATGCTATTCACACCGTTACTCTTGGTTTGTACTGTAGACTTTAGTGCCTGTAAGGCACATACATCTGGCGGAATCTACGGTACCGAACAGGAGTGTATGGTGGACCTTGCTCAAGGTATAGAATCTTTCGCTGACACTAACGTAATAGTGGTTGACGCCCAGTGTACTAGGTGGGCAAAAACAGAATCCGCCTAGTTACTTCCAGCTTACCCTGCGTTTACTTGTTTTCCTTTTGGCTGGTCCCTTCTTGCACTGGGCCATCGTTGGACGACACGCAGGGTAGGCACCCTTGGTACGATCCTTACGGCCACAGGGACCACCTGTCTTACAGTTAACCCAACCTTTACCATTGTTCTGACTGAACCAAGTCTTCAATGAATTTTTAGCCATTACTTTTTCTTCTTACTTTTAGTACCCCAATTAGCAGCACCTACTTTACGGCACTGCACTAATGCTCCACTTGCATAAGCAGAAGGCCAAGTACCACCGTTGCGTGTGTACCTAGACTTGACCTTCTTATAGCAAGCATCTCTCTTCGGCTTCTTAGCCATTACTTTGCCTTCTTCTTCTTACGACTTACAACAATTTTACCATCAACTTCTTTAACTGACATACCAGCCGACTCAGTTTGCCGTTTGAGTTGCTGATACTTTTGAGCATCTGTTAATTTCTTAGTAGGCATTATGCACTCTCCCCTATCTTAAAGCAGTATCACCACTTAACCTTGTTAGCCCAGTATGCCGCAGAAGATTTACCCTTAGCAATGTTCTTCTTGTGTCGTGCCTTAAATGCTTTGTTACGGGCTGACCCATCAGGGCTACCCTTGACACCCTTCTGACCAAACCTGATAATCTTTTCTTTACCGTCATAGCAAGCCTTCACCACATGAGACTTAGTTTTGTGGTCAGGTGTAGCCTTAGGCTTATTACATTTCATCTTTGACTTATCTAGTTTAGCCATTAAAATTTTCCCTGTTGCTTGCCAATCAAGTAGGACACAAAGAGTAGCCCTGCTACACCAGCCATAGCAACTATTATACCCACACCCCAATTGATGCAGTTGTCTATAAACTCTTGCTTCTTGTAGACCTGTTCTCTTTGTTCCTTGCGCATCCTCGCCTCAGTACGTACTATTTCATCCCAAGCTGATGGGCCGTGTACGAAACTGATGTAGCTACGTAGTTCCTCTCTCATCTCTTGTGCTTGCTTCTTGCATGACCAAGCCTCTAACGCCTGACTCTGTGTATCGGAGAACATCTTGTACATGGGTGGCTTGGATGCCTTCTCATGTGCATAGTCCAAGTCAGAGATGGCCTTAGACCACTGCTGTAACTGGCTACCCATAGAGGATATTTCCTTACCTACCTCAAAGCCTTTCTTTATGGCCTTGTAAGCTGTGCTGGCGGCAGCTATGCAAGTGAGGGGGTCCACTACTCCATACCACCCTTCATATCCCTGTGGTCTCTACCAATATACTTGAGGTCATTCTCAATGACAGCTACACGTTGTTTAATTTTGTTAATCTCGTTTATGGTCATAGCCATACTCGCAAGTTCGTCCCAGATTTCCTCAACCTCGTTCCATATGTACTCAAGTTCCATTGAGTTATCTAGAACGTCACGCTTTAAATTTACGTTATCCTCAATAGCCATACGAGAACCTAGCTGACTAACAGTTTCCTCTAGGTTAGAGATTGTAGCTGCCTGTTGAGACACCCACCAGACACCCCCTGCAAGTTGTACTGCCATAGCTAAGACTAGGGCTATAGGAAGTTTTATGTTGTCCATGAATTAATCCTCTTGGGTACGTCTGTCTTCCATCATCTCACGGATGGACTTAATGTTCTCGTCCATACGTCCCAAGGTAATGGCCTGTGACTGGATGATAGCACCAAGAGTTTCTAGTCTTGCCTCATGTCTGCCAATGTCACGGGCATTTAAGTCGATAGCACTGGCTAGGCTTGACACGTACCAAACTAAGGCTCCTGTTTGAAACAAGATACCTACTAAAAAAGATATAGATACACTCTTATTTTCCATTACTTCGCAAACCCCGCACCGAAATATAGTCCAACGATAGCTGACACAATGTGAGTGTCCAGCGGTGTGATGACGAACCCTTGAGCAGACTGCCATACGATCTGCTTGTCAGGTCCAAACAGGAAGTTCCAGAAACCACCTTGTACTTCTGTGTACCCTACGAACACGGGTACTTCTGGATACCACACAGCTACTAGCTTAGGTAGTACGATGATTGAAATGACAGCTGAGAGTGCTATGATCCTACGTGTCCAAGCAAAGTGCTTGTCCTTTGATCCGTACTCTCTGGCTGTGTTAGTCGCTCCAATGAGCATGGCCTGTTGTTCAGCCTTGTTCTTGTTGCTCTGACCCCAGATGGACATGACACCACCAAGGACCGTAGAGAAAAGCATAGTGATTAGTTCTAGTGGCAGCCCAAACATTAGCTTGCTGGTCCTAGGTTTATTTTAAATTCGCGTCCTTCATCACGGGCATCGTCTTTGTAATCTTTACTGCCTAATACAAAACCTGCCGCACGTACCATCTTGTAGTTTGGTTCCCCTGAAAATATAGACATTAGGACTTCTAACTGAGTAAACTTTCCTTGTTCAATAGCTGCTCCGTATTGTTCAGCGTTGTATTCTTTACCATCAAGGGGGTTGATAAATGAGTTGTAGTTGAACCTATCCGTAATAATAATGTCGTTGTTATCATCAATTTCAGCACTAAACTGACCAAGGATTAGCTTGATTTCATCGGCTGGGTCACCTTCAGCTAGGGCTTTTACGATACCTCCAGCTGAAGTACCTCCCGTTTGATTTATATTTATATCACTTTTTAATTTTTTATAAACATCTTTACCAATAGTTACAGAACCCTTTTCAAGAATACCTGCATCAAGAACAAGCTGTCTCATAAGGTCTAAACCACCCTGTGAAAAAACTTCTTTTCCTCCCGTAGAGCCTAGGCTTCCGAAAAGAATATCGTTTAAAAAGTTTTTGCCGACAGGGGATGTGACAGCCTTGAACACAGTGGAAGTTTTAGACGCTGCATCTGACACAACACCTGCACGTTCCTTAAGGTTCTCTACAACCTCAGGTGTAGTCTCTACAGCCTCCGAAGCTATGTCAGAAACAAATTCTGTTCCTGTTTCCATAGCATTTGCAGCACCCTCTAGCACCTTTTTCCACAAAGAAGGCAACTCAAAGTCACCCCCTTGAGCCACAGGTCTAGGAGTTGCTTTAGGTGCAGAAGGTTTTGATGTTGTATCACCTAATGTTTCTGAGGCCTGACTTGAGAAGTCCATTAGTTACTCACCTCTTTAATTAGGGCGTCAAGAGTAGCGTCGTCTACTTTTCTAAAACCTTCCCAGATACTACGAAGGTTTTTCCGCTTTTGCGTCTGTGTCTTACCTTTAGCAATATTTTCTTTAGCTAAGAAAAGAAACATCCGGTCCTGTGTAGCCTTGTTGAACACGGTATCTTTAGGTAACCTCATACGATTGACTAGGTCACGAAGTGTTCCACCTACAATCTGGTACCTACCCATAGGTGTTGATGTCAAACCACGCTTATAAGCCTCTGTAGTTTTAGGCAACCTAGGTTTAACGTATGAACCGTACTCACCAGAAGGACTAGAGAAGTCTATCAACTCGCCTACTGTTTTAGTTGAGACGGAGTAACCCTTGAAAGGCGTATCACCAGACTCGTAATTACCAAAGAGTGTATCGTATCCTCTAGCTTCTACCGCAGACAGGGTACTTTGAGTAACAGATGCGGGGTTAAGGCTTGTAGAAGAACTTACTACAGGTGCCTTGGGTGCAGTTTTCTCAGGCGGTGTTTCGGTAGCCTGACTTGAGAAGTCTAACATATTTACTACCTCCCTACTCAGTTGCTTTTTTGTAAAGAACTCTACCGTCAGCTGGGTTAATAAAAGGAGCATCAACAGGTAAGGAATCAAAGAAAGTTTGCTGCGCCTCATCTGTATCTCCTTTAATAGTATATGGTTTTACTTGGGAGTTTCCTTGGTCGTCAACGTATTCTTCACCTTCTGCGATTAGAGCGAGAGACTCTTGGTTCATAGGCTTAGGTCCGTCGAAGGCAGGTGCAGGTAGTTCTGTCTCCTGTCTACTAAGTATTAAGTTTTCAAACTCAGTAGTATTAACACCTAATTTTTTCAGGGAGTTTGCAAACTTCTTGTTAACCTCATTGATACGGGTAATCTCTGCATACTGCATTGACAAGGCTGCTACTGGGAAACCTTTGCCACGTAGTCTTGTTTTCTCTTCGGTACTCAAGGCGGAACCTTTGTCCTTAAGCATATTAAAGACGTTACCTCCGTAGTGCTTGTCAGCAAAGTCTTTAGCAAGACCTCCTGCAAGATTTTCAAGAGGTACTCTAAGCCCTATCTTACCTACACCCTTAAGTTCAAAGACAGTATCTGCTACCACCCCACTTTGAGCCGTTGTAAATATTGTAGCCTGTGCTTGAATAGCCTGTGTCAGCTGCGCCCTTGCGCCTTTTGCTGCGGCTGGGTCTAGCTGTTCTATTTTCTTGAGCATAGAAAAAGTTTTTTCACCGAAGATACCAGTACGGGGGTGGAACATCATTGTGCTATCTAAAAGCTGCGAAGCTGTGGTGATGTTAAGAGACACCTTGTCGATACCCTCAAGGAAAGCCTTACGTGCGTCCTCTTGGTTCATAGCCTCAGGCTCGAAAGAGGTTACGTTAAGGAACAAAGAGTGTTGGATAACACTTAGCCGTTCAGAGGGTGTCCTTACAGTCGCCTTATCTATTTCGTCTTGGTCGTGGAGTAAGGCTCCAGCTTCAGGTCCATTCTCCGTAGCTGCGGCAAGTTCACCCTCTAACATACTAGAGAAATCAACAGATGTATACGGTACATCCTCCAACTTTACACCGCTAAGGATAGCGGCAATCTCTTGGAACTGTTTGGTACCGAAAACCTCTGTGAGTTTGTCTAGGTTTTGTAACATAGCCCTTGCTAGAAGTGGATTAGCATCTTCGTTGGCTTCAATTTGTTGAATGATTGCTGCATCAACCTTATTAAGGATGCCTTGCTTAGTGTTGGCTATTATATTTGTGTCGTATTTCTCAATTGTTTGAACAAGGGCGTCCAATGCGTCTAGTCTTGTCTGTACCCCTGAGTAAGACTCAGTTGAAACATACGTAGGCTTAGGGAAACTTGCTCTAACACTCGCCACCTCAGCCTTAAGTCTTTCTAAACTCTCTGGGTTGACATTACCCCCACCAATTTCAATCTCAAGTTGTTTAAGACCTACGGTACGGATGGTGTCAAGTGCTAAGATGGCCGTGTTGTTGCCTGAACGATCCCACTGTGCTTGAGACATGGTAGCTGCGTTGGCAGAAATAAGACTAGCTGCCTCAGTCTGCATGATAAGACTCATTGTCTTCTGCGTTATCTCTTCTTGGGTTGGTTTATCGTTACCTGATGCGTTTAATTCATCTATCGCTATAAAATTCCAAGCAGGGTTTTCTGAAATAACTGCGGCAACTTTGTTTTGTACCGCTAGGTAAGGGTTAGAGTTAATATGTTTAATGTCAACCCCTGTTAGAGTCATTGTCACATCTGCGACTTGTTGATTTTTAACTAACCCGTTTGCAACAGCTTGAGAAAAAAGTGAATCTACTCTACTTCGCATCTGGGTGGGGTCTGTCCCCTTTAGATTGAGTAGTTCCGTAGCATACGCAGTTTGTTTTGCATCCTGAATAGCGGATGCGGAGGGTACGTTCTTGGCCTCAGTCCTAGCGTAGTCGTCTAAGACACCGAACAACCCTTTACCGATAGCCGCTGTCTGGTTTGAAGCGCTGTCGTAAATTCTGTAGCTTGGGGTTGCAACGCCACGATTCGCAGCTGTTCCTGCCTCGCCAATATCTACCGCAAAACCTGCCATTTCTTTTCCTTACTGCATCTGATGAGACAAGAAGCTTGACTCACGTTCTAATTCTAGTCTATGTGCGTTTCTAAAAATGTCTGCAACCTGACCTACATTAACTAGGCTGTTCTGAAGGGAGATTTTTAGTTCGTTCGAAAGCCTAGACGCCCATAGTTCATCTGTGATTTCTGTCCAAAGACTATCGCCTCTAATCATATCATCTTTGTCCCCACTTGTCAAGAGGTCCATCGCAAGTGTAGCTTTAGATTTTAACTTCGTTGAGATTTCTTTGAACTCTTGGTTCTTTGTATAAACCATTTCTCTATAATCGTAGTAGTTTTGAACAGGTGCTGGGGTAGCGCCAACTAAAACAGCTGCCGCATCATTTGGGGCTAGGCCACTGACAGCGAGTTTATACGTTTTACTGCGATAGTTACCTGTTTCAATTAACTCGGCAATTTTATATCCCTTGTCTACAGTAGAAAGGTTACGCAGTAGCTGTGTTAAGTCTTCTCTGACCATTGAGGTACGACCAGAAACCATTGATTTCACGGCATTGGAACCTACCTTGTACATATCGTTTGCAATTTGACCAGAAGGCCCGAACAAAGTTGTAAGTAAGGGGTCTTCAAATAACTTACGGTAGGTGTCTTTCACCTGTTCAGCTGGGGCTACACGGGTAGCATAGGCTGTCTCAGTTCCAAGACTCCACCCAAGTAACTGGTCAAACAAACCGTACTTAACTTTGTTAAACATCTTAACTGATTCAGGGTCTTCAGCAGAGTAACCAAGTTTTTCTGTGACATAACCCGCTGTTTGGCCTAACCCTAGACCTGTCAGACCCCATAGAGGTCCAAGAGTGATGAACATACCAAACCGTTCTTTAGGTGTGAAGTTACGGCCTACCGCAATGTTCTCTAAACTCCTTAAAGAGTACGATAGCCACTGTGTTGGCACCCTCATTGGGCCAGACTGCGCAAAACTACGGGAGCCAGTTGTCATACGGAAGGTTAGGTCTTGCTCACGGTTAGTAATCCAGCGTTTACCTTCAGGGGAGAAGGGGCTAATATCAGGTCGTTTCGCTTGGTGTTCAAGAAAGGCTGTTATTAGACCTGTCAAACGAGAAGAGCGTTCACCTTCCTTGAAGAACAGAGTAGAGAAGTCTAAGAATTTACCAACACCTTCTTGGCTTTTACCTAGCAAAGTACTTGACGCACCAAACTTCTGTGGTCCTTGAAGTTCTATAACCTGATTGTCTACAATATTACGTCCACTCTCGTCTATATAACGAACCAAGTCGTTTAATTCGTCAACAGATAGCTTGGTAAAATTAGACATGCGTTGTATTGCAAGGTCACGGGCAGGTTTACTAAGGTTAGGGTGCATTATCGCAAGCATTGGTGCGGTAAGACCCATAGCTTTAGTACCATACTTAGGGGAAATACCCGCAATTACAACGCTGTGTAGACCCTGAAGCATAAACTGGTCAGGGTTGAAGAAACCGAACTTAGAGTAGAAACCTACTTGGAGTAAACGAGAGGCAGGGTCAGTCTTGGTTAGATCAAGGCTAAAACCTGCAATACTTTTCTTACCTGTTTTTTCAAAGATTGTTTCGGTAGCCTGAGTAGTAAAGACTTCCCACGCTTTAGAAGCTAGAGTAGGTTGGTTCAGTCTACGTTTTATGACAGCCTGTTGCTCACGCAACTGTGTGGCTATGTCATTAAATTTTCCTGTAGTTGTTACTTCAGCCTGAAGGAACCTCTGCATAGGGTCAAGCCCTTTGATGTCGTCCCAGTTTTTAATTAAACCATTGTTGGATTCAGCGAGGAGACCCCAACCTTCGATTGCATCCTTAGTAGCTGCACGGTTTGCGTAACCATACACTTCACTACCAAACTGATCTGCAATAGCTGCCAGAGGGCTGTCGTTAGTAGCCTTCTTTCCGCCGTACTCCATCAGAGGAGTGTCACGACGCTTCATACCCTGTCCGTTAAGAGTTGTGGAAACGTCTTCTCCAACAGTAAGACCTATACGAGTAGGATTTTGACCAGCCATATCGACTGTAACTTTTTCATCCCTTGCTTTAAGAACGAACTTTTCATTGAAGTTGAAATTGTACTCTCTACCTAGTTTCTGTAGGTCTTCCAGATCAGTTACGTGTTTATTCCAATCGTTGTTAGCACGGATCAGGTCACCTAGTTCTTCGTAGTCAGCTTTACTTAGAGTTAAATCTTCAAGCTTTGTCACACCTGCGTTCTTCATTAACTTGTCTATCTTAGTAGCGATAGTATTAAGTTCGAACACAGCCTGATCTGCTTGTTTCTTCCCAAAAGAACCTAGCATTGTTTTTAAACCCGTAGAAATAGTCTTGCCACGGATAGCCTGTTCTTTAATTGTACCTACAAACCAACGGAACTCAGCGTTTGTTCTTGGCCCACCTACGTTGTACGGCATAACATCAACACGTTCAAGTACACGGGTTGACTTTACGTTAGTAACGTAGACATGATCCATTAGGGGTTCTTCTAACTTAAAGATAATCAAATCACCATCAAGTTTTTCTTTAAGAATAGGCCGACCAGTAACTAAGTCTAAGACCTGATCGTCTACGTTTCTGGCCTGAACACGGTAGGCTATAGACGAAAGGCCATCAGTTAGCTGTGCGAAGACACCTCCGCCCTCTACAGCACGCTTAAGCCTAGCAGATGACTGTATATGCCAAGACGCATCATTGATGTCTACAAGGGCTTCATATGCGTCCCCTACCTTTTTACTAGGTACCATCCCGTAGTCCTTCTGGTACCTTGTCTCAAAGGCTGCCCTTGTGGGGGTCTTCCTTTCGTGAGAGTACCTACCATCCCGAAGCTGGGTGAAGAAGTCAGATAGGTTTTCTAGTTCTTTACCCTTAACCGCCCGGATAGTTTTTTCATAAGGTTTGATAATATTTCCAATAAGAGCCTGACCAGCCTCAGCCTGAAGGAACTTGGCACCTAATCTATCACCTAGACGTACTGTTGCAGCGCCAACAACTTTATTTATTGCGTCTGAAACGATGTTATTTTTTGCAAGTATCTCAGCCTGAGGAGACTTATCCGCTAGATTTAAGCGTTGTTCAGTCTCAATCCACCAGCCCCGCCCTTGTTCTTTCTTGACAACACGAAGGGATGGGTCTTTAGCTGCGATAGCTTCAGCATCCATTTTACGACGGAAGGCTGTGCCTGACCCGTCCTTGCCCATACGAACAACAACTTTAAAATCTTCTGAGCCTTCGTCAACCAGTGTAGTTGCCTTAACAACAACATTGTTTGTTCTACTAGCTACTTTCTTAGCTGTTTGTTCAGCCACCTCTTGGATAATAGCACGGGGAAGGTACTCACCAAAAGAACCATTTCGGTTAGCTGTCTCTATCTCTTCAATAATGTTATTCTTGTTTGTGTTCTCACGAACTGCGGCTTGACTAGGTCTTTCAATCGGGCCTTTAACTGGGTCTAAGTCTTCAGGTAGACTACGTCCAGCGTTTACCTTATCCGTCTGAACTCCTGTGTCGTCTACCATCTTGGTTAAAACATTGGCAGCTTCAACCTCGTCTGACATAACAGCTACTGTGTCAATAGGTTTGCGTGACTTGACAAGACTTGTTAACTTACTTGCAATCTCAGGGGCTGAGGATACTGTTGCTTTGGTTCCCGTAATAGCACCACTAACAGCACCTTTAGCAATCTTTGTAGAACCTAGGGTAGCAATATCGGCAACCCCAAACAAAGCATTAAGCCCAGCCATAGGGTCAGACCCTAAGTAGGTTGCGTCGTTAGCTTGCTTGTAAAGGTTCCAGATGCTGTCCCTAGAAAAGAAGCCTTCATCCTGACGTTCAATAATATATTCTTTAGCCCACTCTTCAAACTCAGCTGGGGTCTTACTGTTAAAGGCTTCACGTATCTCAGAGCCTTCCCGGTTAGAACGAAAGGTGACATTTTCAAAGGCACCTAAAGTAATTTCCCGTAGGATATTTACGTCAAGGAACGTCAGGAACTTAGAGAAGCCTGATTGGTCATTCTCTTCGATGGCCTTGACCATGAGGTTGTTCCAGATTGTCATGTTTGACAAAGTTCTGGCTGCATATGGGTTTACGTCACGGTCACCAAGCATAAGGTTTTGGATCATCAGGTATTCACTTACCGTCATGTCCTTACCTTTTTCAGACTTCTCTTGGATTATCGTAGCTACATCGTCTGAAGTCATACCTTCATTATATGCTGAATCAATATCCGCAGAGAAGTCTGTGTTTAGGTGGTTAACCCTAGCTTGTGCCTCAGCACTACCGTCACCTAGTTCACGCTTGGCCTCTACTTCATCTAAGGCTGCACCAGTTGTGATAGATATTTCTTGAGATTTATTACGCTCAACTTCGCTAAGAGGATTGAACGGCTTCTCCTCAACCTGTGCTGCTGAATCGTCTTTCAAAAAAGATTCGTTGAAGACCTGATCGCTTAGTGTTAGCAGTGGTGATTTCATATTTATTTTCCAGTTCTAAGTAACCAAGCCTTTAAAAATAGACGGTGTACCCGGTCCACTAAAATTAGTCCCGCCGAAGGAACTAAACATACTGAAACCCGCTCCTGAGAGTTGACCTGCTGATTGAGCCTGTTGCTGGAAGATGCCAGCCTGTGCATTAAAGGTAGCCGCGTTCATAGAAGCTTGAGAGAACCTTTGACCTAGTCCTGACATTTGAGAACTGAACCCTAAGTTGCCACCTACCTGTGAACTTACACTTGATCTAACCCCACCTGCGGCAGAAGTTTCACCAACACCTGCGCCCTGCATTTGAGCCGCTTGTCTTTGTCTAAGTATTATACTTTGCCGAACAGCTTGCCGACGTTCTCTTCGGGCAGCTAAGTCTTGTTGCTCTTGCTGTGCTGCGATAGCTTGCTTCTGAGAATCAGCTGCCTTTAACGAGGCTTCTTCAGCCCGTGCCATAGCATCTTGTTGACGTTGGTAGCCAACGAAACCGACGACTAATCCTATTACCTGTAAAGCTGGACCCATAACTTAATCCTTATATACCATGATATGATTTTTTTCGTACTCGCCAAGATAAACGAACTTCAACATAGACGCTAGTTTCTCAGCTTTACTTTTAGGAGATACTACAGCGTACAGACCTTTATAGCCAGCTGTTTTAAAGAAACCTGCCCAGTCTTCGAGTAGATAGGACATCTCTATAAAAGTACCTTTGCTCATCTTTTCTACAATTGGTAGGTGTACGATGACATATTCTTTGTTGTACTCTAAACGAATATCAAAGCAAGAACCTCTGATACCATTTAAGCTTTTGGACTGTGCTTGCATTAGAACCTTGGGTTACGGCCTTGGATAATACCCCAACCCAAAAGGTTAAAATCCTTACCTGTTTGACTTTCGTAACGTAGTCTCATAGAACGACCTGTCCCACGCATCTTCAATCGGGTTGTGATTACTTTCTCAGGGTAGGGAAAGCTGTTGATGTTGTTAGGGTCAACTACGATAGGAAATTTATGACGGTATACTTGCTGTGCTGTGCCAAAGTTTTTGTTAAAGTCCCACGCAACGGATACCGTAAGTGATGATGGTCTTATAGCTTCATAACCAGCCAGTTCTGTACCTGTAAAACCTGTCTCAGTTAGTCGGCAGTTAGTTACAATGTAAGGTGCTGACTTCTTAGTTACAAGGTCTCCGATAAAGTCATGCCCAGTTTCTGCAAAAGATACGTAGTTTGTTGTACCCCAATCTAAGAAACTTAAACCTGTGAAGCCACCCATAGTTAGCTTGTTTGTGTCCCCATCACGGCAGATTAGAATGATAGCCGGATCACCTGTGGTGAAAGAAGATATACGGGTGTTGACAACATCGTCACCGTTTGATAAGACAACATCATCTGCGCCATTGTTTGCAGTAACGTCCAACGCAAGATCGGTTGCACCGTACCCTGTGTAGAAAGACATACCTACTACACAATCAGTGTTCGATGACTGGTCGCTAATCTTCCACGGGTAAAATGCTTGGAGGGGAATGTCAAGGATTAAAAAGTTATTTAACTTGGACGCAACAGTTTCGTCTGCGTCAGGGTAAGCCCAGTAGATACGTCTGTTAATGTTATCATACGCAGCTGTAACCTTAAGTTTCTCGTCACTACCAATTTTGTCCCAAAAGCTTTGAATTGAGGGAAGGCTGAGGTTTTGCTCTTGACCCTGCCCTGACACTGGGTCAGTCTGTAGGGTATGTATGCCGTAGTAGGACCACCAGAAAGGAGTACCTTCTGCTTCAACAAAAGTTTCTGGTGACAGTATACCCACGCGAGATACACGGTTGACAGAAAAAGCGTCAGCTGTAAAAACACCGTCTAATCCTGTGATCTGCCAGACACCATTCTCAGCAAATACAAAGAGAGAGTTTTGGAAGGCGTACAATCTTTGAATTTTTACAGCATCAGGTATACGGATTTCACCACCGTCCGTAGCGAGAAGGTCAGAAATATCCTCACCTGTAGGATCGTTTTGTTGGTGACAGGTACCTAAGTCACCGATAGTATCTGCCAGTTTTGAGAAGAGGATTGTACCTGCGTTACGGCTACTATCTAGACCAGCATAGAACACACGACCAGAGAAGGAAGCGACACAACGGAACCGACTTGTTTCAGGCTCAGACATTTTAGTTAAGCCTGTTAGATTTGAAATTGTGCCACGGGCTTTTTCAAAGAAATTTAAAATGTAGTGTCCGTTGCCTGTTAAGGTTGTACCTTGGTATACCTTGTTAAACTCACTTTCACTGTAGTTACCACTTGAATCTTTACCGGAGTACCACGGGTGAGTCAGACGTTTAGTTAAGGTTGTAGGCGCAGGGTTTCCGGTGTTCCAACCTGAATTTTGTGCATCGTACTTACGGTCCTGACTTGGGGTTGAATCGTCTTCGTAGTAAGTTGAAGTGTCACCTTGCCACTCAAAGTCTCTAACCTTAAACTCAATCTGAGAGGCTGTTAAGGCTCCTGAATTGTAGGCGATAGCTATTGTGTTGATAGCCTTAGAAGAAACGATAAGGTTCCCTTTAAGGCTGGTGAACTGGCACTTTTCAGTTTCTGCCCCAGCTGAACCTGCGTACTCGTAAGTAGACAGGTCAATTGAGTTGGCCTCTTGTTGCCCTGAATAAGGTAGTTCACCTTTGTTATAGAAGTAAAGAATAGTCCCCTTTTGAATAACAAGGAACTCTAGGTCACCTGAACCACCTACGTTTGCCCATGTACCAGTGGCTACTAAGTCAGTGTCAGATACAGTAAATGTAGAAAGTACGTGGCTTTCCTCATAAGACGCGCCTAAACGTCTACGGCGAGAACCCTCTCTGCGTAGGTCACAGTTAAGTTCATCTACAGAGGCACCCTCAGGAAATGTTAGTTCACCTGCTTCAGTAATTAAACCTCTGACAAATGTATTAACTGCTTTCTGATTCAGACTTTGCGGCATTACGTTGTTTCTTTCTTTCGTCTGCGTGTTCCCGTACTCGCTTAGTTTTAGATACTGGCTGCTTCCGCAAGTACTTTTCTAAGTGGCTTTGGGCAGAGGATATGGTTGTGTAACGTCCAGATAGTTCTTGAGGTGTCTTGCCTTTTGTGTATCTTAAAGTAAAGAACCTGTACCCACCTGCTTCTTTTTCGATAATAACATCTGTAAGTAATTTATCTGACTTACAGACACAGTGTTGGTTGGCTGTGTCATGGTCATATTCAATCATTAGGTTCTTCCGTAGCTGTTCCGCTTGTTAGATTTGCGAATTTTAAATTGATCGTTCTGGATGTAAGACTTCAACCGTCGGGCTGCTTGTTCTATTTTAGGGTCTGATCCACCCTTGAACAATGAGAAACAAGTTGACTTAGACTCAGCGAGAAGCAAAGGCATAAGTGTATTGTCTAGGTCAGGCTCAAAGGAGTCCGTCTGACTGAAAGCTGGCATACTCTGTCCGTATGCTCTTACTTTATACTCACCTAGTGTGGACTCTACAGAACTGTCGTATGAGTCCATGATGATGTTGTTATCATCAAAGGATGTATAGTAAGTAGGTGGTCGGTCTGTAGACACAAACAAGTCTACTCCGTTAACTACTGAGTAAACCTTAAGACCGTTTTCATTCATACGGTCAAGAAACTCAGCTGGTTCGAGGAAGAGTATTTCTCTATAGTTGTTGTTAGCAACCGTACCTATATTATACTCAAGCCGCTCTAGGCTTTTAACATTACTAGGGTACCTAAAGTGAGTTGGTTTAGACGAGTCATTTAAAGAAGTAATTCTAAGGAGAGCATTATGTTCAGGGATGTACCTTGCAGATACGATATTGTAGTAGGTGTCCTCGACAACAGAAGCTACTTGCTGCGCTTCGATTGTATCTGAAAGACTGTTGACATCTTCTGAGTCCATATCAGAAAGAATGGACTGTACTATCTGAAGGAGAGTGGTTTTCATTAGGAGGGTACTCCTCGTATAGTCAATGAGGCAGACGCAACTCCAAGGGAGAAGGCACCACTACCTTTTACAAAAATTTCTATGTAATCATTTTGGGCTAGTGTTAGAACATCCGTTAGCACTGATGTACGCCACTCACCTGCCTCAGCTGTGTTAATAGTATGGGATGGTGTCGCCACACCATTTTTGTAGAAAACCATTTCAAGGTCTCTTGCCGTACCAGAAGCGTTTTTAAAGTTAATCGTAAAGGTACAAAATCCAGTTAAAGTATTACTATCTGAATAGATTAAACGAGCATTAGGGGAACTTGCAGAAGTAAACCCATCAACATTATTTGTTGTAAATGTTGGGTTAAACGCTGTAAAACTTGTTGTCACACTGTGTGTATACGCAGGAGTGGTAGAGTCAAAGGGTATATAACCATTAACATGAGCATGATCTTTAGTCCATGTTCCAGAACCCGCACCATTAGAGATATATACGTTACCTGCTCCTGCACTTGCGATACCCTTAGGTTCGTGTAAGTAAGGATCAGTTAGAGTAGAATGATTTACGTTAGCCATTAGGAACCTCTGCCAGTGTTAAAGCTATTATAAGGTACATAATAACTTTTGTCAAGAGAAAAGATGGCCCCGAAGGGCCACCCTTTACATTTTATACGTCGGGATCGGATACGATTGTAACGATACCTTCTGGACGGTACTTCTTGACACCATAACGAGAAGTAGTTACATACTCATGACGTTGGTAGTCTTTGTTGTACTCGTAGTCTACCTCAGGCATTTGACGCCATGCACCCACGAATGGGTTAGAACCTGCGTCAGCTGAGAAGAACAAGTTTGCAACACCGTTATTTGAAGAGAAGTCGTTAGCTGTTGTGCCATCTTTTTCCAAGAGTGCAGCATCAGCAACAGTTTTCTTCAAGTAGTTGGATGTGTATACATCGAAGCCATAGACGTTAGCTACGAAACGCATACCTGTTGCAATACCGTCGCGTACAATACCTTCGAACATTGGGTTGTTTGACACGTTGGTCAAGTTAGTCAATGTGTTGAGTTGGTACTCTACGGATGGGTCCACAATAGCAACCAAACCACGGTCTGCAACTTTAGACTTCTTCAATGCGTAACGTGCATATGCGAAGTCAGCAAGTTCCAACTTACCAGCATTACCACCGGAGATACGGTGCGCTGCCCCGTCAAGTGTTTCTGCGGAGTTTGCAGATACGCCGACTTCTGGTGCAGCCATAGTGGTGGATTCAAAATGCTCCATAATCGCACGGGCTTGTTCTGGAACAAAACGTGCTTCAAGTTGTGCTGAATAGAACGAATCCTGTGCAGCCTTCTTGGTGATGTAAGAAGCAGATTGCAGATACTTGTCGATGCTGAATTGGAACTCAGCTGTATCCATTGGAACGTATGAAACGGCAGCATCTTCAGTGTAGTCTGCTACAGTTGTTTCACCGATGGTTGGGATAGTGAATGTGTCACCATCTGGGAATCCATCCAACATACGAACGACGGACTGTGCCATCATTTCGTCACGAAGGATTTCTTTAAGTTCTGAGGAGTAAACCTCAGCACGGATCAAGCGTTGCATGTCCGTGTTGGAGGAAATCATACCAGCCATTTGCTAGTCCTTTCTAAGTGTTTCCGAACTTGTCACCCATTTTTACTTTGTCCTGCATAAGCTGTTGTTGGACTTTGGGTGTATAGTATTGATTAGGGTTTTCCCGACGTAAGCTTTGGTAGTATTGCCAATTGCGTACATTCGAGGCTTGCATGTTGACACCTTCGGTACGAACAGAACCTTGAACCATAGGGTTAAAGGTTTTCTGGGGTTGACCGATAAGAGAAAAGAAAGCGGTGGGAGACTCAGCTGCAATGTCACGCAAGCGTTCCATAGACATACCTAACTCTTGGGCCTTCTCTCGTACCTTAGCTTCCGCTTCAGTTCCGAAAGAATTAACTAACTCTTGATCTACTTGTGAAAGGTTTTGTTTTACAACAGAGTCCTTCTCACGTTTAACCAGCGTCTTCTCAACAAGGCTTTCAAGATCGTTCTCACTAAGACTCGCAGTGGTGTTCTGTGTCTCTGTGCTACCATTATTATTAGGCATTGCAGTTTCTACTGTGGTAGAGTCAGTAGCCTTGTTCTGCAATTGTTCAAGAATTTGGGCCTGATAGTCTTGCTTCTTGATGTCCTCTCGCATCTGGTTTAATTGATCCTCTAGGGTCTTTATGTAACCATCTGCTTCAAGTTTACCTTTAGCTAAAGTTTCAGGGTCTCTCCAATTCTCTCCCTTCGCCTCGACGAGTTTCTGCAAAAAAGATTCCTGTGGTGGGGTTTCAGTTTGCGTTTGCTCTGTTACCTGTTCAGTCTGTGCGGTTGCAGCACTGTCAGAAAATACCATTGTTATTCCTTATCTAAGTTGATTATGTCGAGCACTAGGTTTAGCGCCCTGTTATAGCCGATACGATCAGCTTCCTTATACGCCCATGACGGACTATCATAGTCAGCTGTCGAAGGGGTATCTTTTAGTAATGACTCAAGAATATGTTCAAGACGGATGAGGCTTTCTTGGTTTGAAAGAATAGCCTGTTTAACCTTAGTCTTTTCTTCTTTAGTCTTACATTGTTTGAACCAGTGGGATTTCATTTATTTCTTTTTAATTGGTTTTTTCTTGGTCGGTTTCTTCATTCCGTAGCCCATACTAACCTCCACATCCACACATACATTTAACTTTATTCTTTACAACTACAGATGTCTTAGTAGTCGTAGGTTCTTTTTTCTTAGCGCCCTTACCATAGGGCGTCTTTGTTCCGTTTTGATAAGGCATTTTACAATCCTTGTTCCATTGCGATTTGTTGTTCTTCCTCGAATTGAACCTGTGCTTCAGTAGCCATACGTTGTGTTTCCATTTGTTCTGTAACACTTATGTTTTCTGAGAACAGTTTAGGTTCACCAAGTTCGTCAGCCAAGAGTCGTGCGAACTCTTTACCAGACAAGTGTGCCGCCATTGTTGGATCAGACAGTTTTAGCTGGTAGAGTTGGGTTAAGTTCTGGACACGGTTGGCACGTTCTGCGTAGTGTCTAGCACCCATAGGAACTATCTTGCCGTTAGCAATAATATCCTCTTTAGATATTTGTTCGAAGAAAAACAAACCTGAGTCATCATTAAGAACACGAATTGTATCTGCATAGTCCATGTTACGTCGTGCTGCCTCAAGCATTGCGTTAAGGATTGGTTCTAAGAAGACACGCTCAAAGTGTGCAGTCTTATGTTGGAAGATACGTCCAGCGGCTGTCATCAACTGTTGAACTTCGAAGGCTGTCTTCTCACCTGCGCTGCGGATACCCATAGCTTCACGGGGCGCACCTGCAAGCATTTCCATTTTATTTTCTAAAGTCTGGATTTGAAAATCAGCGTTGAGTGCAGTAGCGTCAGGCGCTAAGTAACCTACGTCACCTTCTTCACCCATGTATATACGGGCAGCTGGTTCGAAGTCAAAGTCTTCTACGTCACCTCTGATCTTAATAATTGGATAAGCAATCTGATCGAAGACATCTGCCTTCAGGTTCTCTAGGTGGTCAATGCGGTACTGCATACCGACAAGATTATCTAGTGGACCCATTGCATAGAGGTTGTCTGGACGCTCACGCCACCCTGCGTGGAAGATAGACGCTTTACCTAACCAGCTGGGGTTCTGTTCGTTAAGCAATACATAGGAACGGTCAACAACTGTGATGACACGGTTCTTGTGGAACTTACCAGTTTCTGCGTCATGGATGTCCCCATAGAATGTAAGTAGTTCTACATAGTTAGACTCGTAGTACTCTTGCAGAGTGGAGAAGCCATCAGCTGTGTATGCTTGAGACTTGTTTGTATCTACATCTTGACCTGACATAGCTGACCGATTGGCAAGCATCTTGTCAAGAATTTCTTTCATGTAGTCGTTGTCTACCGTCTCATCTACCTTACGGGCAACTTCCCCTACGGTTAGAATTGAACGGATAACTTTAGGGCTATCTCCGAAATTTGGGGCGAGAGGATTGAAACAGATGTCAAAGGGGCTGATACGGACAAGCTTAGGTCCAATATAGTTGACAATACGTTCTCCGTTTTCGTACTCAGTATAATCACGGGAGAAGTCAACGGTTGCAAAACAGTTTCCGTATTGAATATAGTCATTGATTAATTTACTCACAGTGTTTTCAAAATCTGACTGACGTACTTTGTTATCCATATATGCTTGGATAACATCACGCTTACGTTTTACGTTACCTTCGTCGTCGTGCGCTTCGAACTTAAACCATTTCTGTTGAGGGAATAACGCAGAGAAATAGTTGGCGTGAAGGTTGTCTGCAATCTGAGTTAGCTTGGGAGTTGTCGTACTGTTAGTCCAAGGCAGTTTATTATTAGATGTTGTTCGAGTATCTGTTGCGTAAATATAATTACGGACTTCTTTCCACTCTTCAATCTTAGTCTGACGAGCGTTATTCCAATTCGTCCAACGATCAGAAATATCTGATGCAAGAGCATGAGGCTCAATCAGCTGATCTATGTCAATAGTTGTTCCAGCCATTAGAAGGAAACTCCACCAAATCTTGAGTTAAATTGCACTACATTACTTTTATGCCGACGTACTGATCGTGCAGGTTTTACCGCCATGTCTACCACTGAGGCGAGGGCATCTATCACATCGTCGTGTGCAGGGTTACGGGACGATAGTTCTTCTTCTAGTATTTGAGAGTTACCACCACGGTAATGCCAGATACTCATGTTGTCGTACCTAGGTTCTAAGATAGAGGATATACGCTCTTGCTTGTTGCCTTGGCTTTTGTTAGGTCTAAACTCGTCGATGCTAATTGACAGACCATGTTGTTTAATTAATTCTTTAAGCTGTCTAACGATTGCCATCTGAGCAACAGTCGTTTCCGCTCTTAGTTTTCTGAAAGACCACTTAGTGGATAGCTGAAGAATATGTTCGAAGTACTCAGAAATCCTATCCGTTTTAAACCTGTCAATGTCTAAGACGTATACGTTATTATCTGAGTCAATCCCTACGACAACAATCGCAGTATAGTCTGCCCGTTTACTTAGACTGAAAGCAAAGTCTACCGCTGCAAATACGTTGAGGCGATTGTCCCTGTAGTAAAGGTAGCCGTTATCCTCTTTGATATGTTTACGGTCATAGTACTGGAACTTGTCTGGGCTTACAGGTACGTTGTCTGGGTCAGACGGATCGTTATAATACTGTGCTCTAAACTGTCCTTTGTCGAGGTACTGCCCACGTTTTTTAGCTAGGATTTTTAGATCAAAGCCAAACCACTTACCGTCTTTACGTTGACTACGGGGCCAAAGAAACTCACCTGTGCCATCTCCACAATCTTCTACAGGTTTTTCAAAAACTTCATAGATGTTGTCTTCACCTATCTTATCGCCCTTGTCGTCGTACTGATCTTCTACCATTTGAAGCAAATCGTTGTATAGATCAGCTGGGTGGTAGCGGGTACCTACGACCCATTCTTTTGCTTCAGCCCCTTCGATAGACGAGAGAAGAGAGTATTGACTTTTAACTTTATTACGTCCTTCGCCTGTGTAAGCATTTTCGTACACAACGACATCGTCCAAGACAGCAATGTCGCAATGAAGTCCTGTAAGTGACGTAGTAAGACCACCAGTGAAGACCGAAGGGTCTCTAACATTTTCTTTCCTCCTTAAGGGGTGGTCTAACATAATCTCTGAGTTAGTCCACTTAGTTCGTTTTCCTTCGTCAGCATGAACGTGTTCAGGCCAGTACCTTCGGTATATCTCTGAGGTAAGGATACCCTTGATAAACCCTAGTTGTTTTTCCGCTAGGTTAGCGGTAGCAGATATGTATAGTATACGCAATGCTGGATTCTTTGTCAACTCCCAAGCAACACGAAATGCTATTAATCTTGACTTGCCGTGGTCCCGTGGGAATAGAAGAAGCTGATGGGACTTATGATCTTCCCGTGTCCACCAGTTACAGACATCCTCATGGCATTGTCCTAGAACTTGTTCAGGGGCAACCAACTTGATGAAGGTTACCAAGTCAGTTTCTGCCGCCTGTTTAATTTGTTCTAGTGTTGCCATTGTTTACTCAGGCTTTGTGGGCCAAGTAATGTCGGTTGGAAAGCCAGACTGACCTGTGATGTCACGCAGCGCCTGTCGGTAATCCGCTTGATCTGTGGTCATCGGGCGGTCTGCTACAGCCCACCAATCAGTGTCGGATAGAAGTATATCCCTCCACTCTCTGGCCTGTATAGACATATCAATCAGCGAGGTTTCTTCCTCTGTATATCCGGGCCAATCTATCAATGATGCGCTTGATGGCACTTGTATTCTGTTTCCATCGCTTGCGACATATATTTTTATAGACATATTTACACTCCTATATTTTATTTACGCGGAAACATCATCGGTGAAGATAGCAAAACTCACCGCACCTGAACCACCTTTTCCAGCTTGCTGGACTGATGTGTAATTCCCACCGTTTGTGGAAGTGCAGCCACCGCCGCCGCCACCCAATTCGCCCCAGACTCCTTGCGCGCCCCCAGAATAGTATTGGTCACTCCAAGTTGCTGCCCCTGCTTTGCTTACTGCCGAAGTGTCAAATTTTATTGGAGAAAGTACATAGGTAGTTCTGCCCAGTCCCAGTAATTCCTCTACAACAGCGGGGTTGGATGTATCGTTAAATGGACCCGTACCTGATAACGGATAAAAGTTGCCGCCATGGTACTGCATTTGAAGACTTGCGTTAGCCCCCGTAATCCCCTGCACGATGCTAATTGAAGCGCCCCAAGATGCACTCAGCCAGCCATAGCTTTGGCGAGTTACGCCGCTTGTGTTTGACGTGCCGCCTGTTGTGTTTATAGTCCCACCGCTTCCAGAGCCAGCCGCGCCAGAATATGCCGTAGTGCCGCCCGTAGCGACACCCCCGCCGCCGCCGCCCGTAGCGGAGATACTAAAACTACTAGGTCCAGTTACAGTGGTAGTGCCGCCATTGCCGCCTGCTGTTCTAGTAAACTGGCCGGCCGAATAAGGGATAATGGCATTGGCCCCTCTTGCACCCACAGTAACAGTGTAGGTATCACCTACTGTTACGGCTACTGTTTTTAGGCTATATCCCCCCGCTGCTCCGCCAGCCGCGTCAGCTACTTGACTGGGATTTTCATATCGGACCGCTGCTCCGCCGCCCCCACCACCGATTACCTGTACAACCATCTTGCCCGAAGTTGGCACAACAAAAGTGCCGCTTTCAGTATATAAAAAGTTTATAGTTCTGTTAAGGTATCCACCAACACCAGCGTTATTGAAAGCCGCCACTGTACTAGCATCAAGAGATGCAACATTCTGCAACTGCCTACTGTCATTAATAACGGTTGTACCGTTTACTTTAATCGCCATCTTCGTGTCCTTCCACTATTAGCTGTTAAGTTGTTCTTTAAGTTCATCAATCTGAGCCTGTTGTTCCTTCATGGCCTCGATCAAGAGAGCCACCATGTTTCCGTACTTAACTGACTTGATGCCTTGGTCATTGGTGCTGACTACATCCGGCAGTACAGCTTCCACTTCCTGAGCAATTACGCCGACCTCTGAGTTACCATTCTCAATCCAATCGAATGAGACACCACGCAAAGACTTAACAGCATCCAGAGAACCTGTGAGCGTCTCTACGTTTGTCTTGAGTGTTTGGTCTGAGGTGGTGTTGAAGTTGGGGGCATAAATATCTCTGTCACAAACCATATAGCCTGTGTTGTCGTTGTTCCCTAGCCGAAGATTATTTCCATGTCCGTAAATATCCCAACGGCCTGTACCAGCGGAACCATACAACCTTACATATTTTCCAGAGTTGCTAGTGTTTGCAGTAAAATGACCATTACTTGCGGCAGTCACGCCAACAAAGCTAGGGGTGTTTCCTGTGCCTAAACCTAAGTTTGTCCTTGCACTAGTAGCGTTGTCAAAGCTGTTGTTACAAGTACGGCTATTTGTCAGGCGGCTGTCAGATGTCTGAACAATACTGCTACCCTGAATGCCATCAACAGTATCAGCATCTAAGCCTGACCCAGAGCCGTCTACAGTCTTAATCTTAGTTAAAACGTCTGCTGCTGTGTAAGCACTAGCATTCAGTTTTGTGCCAATACTATTGCTAACAGTAGTCGCAAAGTTAGGGTCATCACCTAGAGCAGCCGCTAGTTCATTAAGAGTATCCAGTGTAGCTGGTGCGCTGTCTACTACGTTAGCTGCCGCTGTGTTTGCAAAAGCCTGATACTCACTTTCGATAGTAGCAAGCTGCTTCCCGTCTAGGGTATCTGCGTTGATATTAAGTGCATCAATATCAGCTTTTGTCCGTGGCAGAACATGACCACCAGCGGTAGTTCCATCATGTACGACCAGCGTGTCTTTGTCTGTGTCTACAGTTACCTCACGAACTGCGCCTGTAAACGAAGTGTGTTCAGCGGTCGTACCGCCACGAAGTTGTAATAGTTTACTCATGTTTATAGACCTCCAAAGTCTAGCTGAAGGTTAGAACCCGATATGGTACCTACGTTTGTGATGTTGTTGTTTTGGGCATCTAAGGTGCCGCTTAGTTGTGGTGATGTGTCACCTGCGACTGAAGCGATACCCGCAGAAATCGATGCGAATATTGAGCCTGTGTAATACTTTAGGGTGTTAGCAGCGCTGTCGTACCACAAGTCCCCGAAGTCGGGGGAGGATGGTGCGCTTGCTGAAATGGTATATTGTGCAGCGTAACGATTAACGTCGGCTATAGAAGCTGCTACTGTGTTGACGTTGGCTACAGAGCCTCCAACTAAATTAACATTGGCAATAGACCCAGCTGTTAAATTGATATTGGCCTCATTACTAACAACGCTGTTAATATTCGTTTCGTTACTCACGGCACTGTTAATATTAGTCTCATTGCCAGCGACAGAATTAACATTGGCGATAGAGCCAGCTGTTGTGTTGACGTTAGCAATTGAACCCGCAACTGTAGTTACGTCATTTATAGAATCACCAACAAGTGTAATTGAATTACCTTGCCCCGTGGTAACTGGCGTTGTGATTGAACCTAAGTCTTCTGAGTAAACAATATCACCAGCTACAATATCAATTGCCGCTTGGTTTGCTGCCGTTGGGGCTGTAGCTTGCCATGCACCTACGGTGGTGTTGTAAGCCCGTAACTCGTTAGCTGCGCTATTCCACCACAAGTCACCACTGTCGAGGGATGTCGTCGGTGCGCTGGGGGAGATGCGGTATTTGTTCGCGAAGCTATTTACGTTACTAAGATTACTGACAACAGTGTTAATGTTAGTCTCGTTATTAGCAACTGAAGTTACGTTACCACTAATGCCAGCGACTGTTGTTACGTTGCCTGATATTCCTGAGACATTTGAAACGTCCGATGAAATACCAGCGACCACACCAATGTCTGTCCCATCAGCTGCAACCGTTGTTACGTCACTTGATATTCCTGCGACTGTAGTTACGTTAGCGTTATTGGTTGCGACTGTGTTGATATTAGTACTATTAGAAACAACCGCATTAATGTTAGTCTCGTTATTCGCGACTGAGGTTACGTTAGCTGAAATACCAGCAACCGTAGTAATATTACTGTCGATACCCGCAACAGTAGTTACGTTTGCATTGTTGGCTGCAACTGTTGTTACGTTACTATTGTTATTGGATACCGTAGTTACATCAGATGCAATCCCAGCAACTGTGGTCACATTGGCGTCGATACCTGCAACTGTTGTGACGTTAGCAGTGTTGCCAGCTACTGTATTAATATTAGAAGTGTTACCAGCTACAGTATTTACATTATTCTCTAAGTTAGCAACCGTAGTAACATTGGTGTTAATACCTGCAACTGTCGTCACATCTGAAGAAATAGCTGTGACTGCATCAATGTTCGCCTGTTCAGCTGTGGTAGGTGTTGTACGTTTCCATACAGTGTTACCTTGGTCGTATGCTTTCAGTACGTTAAGGGTGGTATCAAAAAATAATGCACCATCTAAAAGAGCGTTACCATCGTTGTCTGTAGATGGGTCAGATGTCTTGACGCCTAGGTACCGATCATCGAAGTTATCGTATGCTAATTCGGCAGCTACCTTTGCAGCCTCAGCTGCATTTTTATATGCAAGAGATTGCGCTAAGTAGTCTACACCGCCGACAACAAGAGAAGAGGCATTGATAATATCATTACCGTTCATATCTAAGTCAGCTGACATCGTATTGGGTGTAGACCCATCACGTGATATTGTGTTATCGAAGGCTTCTTGAAGAGCCTCGAAATTAGAGTTAAGGGTAGTCGTAGAAGCGTACCCTGACGAAATAGTGCTTATAGAAGGTCTCTTTGCCATTACTGAATTTTAATCCCTAGCCTGTCGGCATCCTCTGACAGCAAAGCCAGTGCCTGTTTGTCTTGGTCATGCTGTTCTTTTTGTTGTAGCTTCTTCTTTGCCTGAGAAGCATTGTCTTTGTCCAGCCAGCCTTTTTCTAAAAGTAACTTAGCTGCACTGAATGAACTACGTCCACCCTCTTTCATTTCCATTGCAATCGCTTGGATAGCTTGTGACTTAACCTTTACCTCAACTTCGTTCTGCCACTTCTTGATGAAGACAGAGAGTTGTGGAGCCTTCTTTATCTTTTCCCATACATCCCATGAACCAAAGACCGCTTGAGCAAACTCGTACTCAGTTGGATCGTTAGGTACCATTGAAACGTATAGCTGTTGGAGAGAGACCATTGTTCGTCCGTTGACTTTAATGTCTTTCTCTTTAGTTGTAAAGATGGCGTACTCAGGATCGTGATAGGATAACTCATAGAACAAACTTTTAGTTCTTGTTATTCCATTTGAAGTCTTGAGTTGCTCGAAGGTGAACATGGTTATTCCCTAGATAAAAACGAATCACTTGCGCTATAATAGCACAGTATATATTACGGTGTCAATACATTTTAATTAATTTCTTAAAAAAGTTTAAATGACGCTACGTCACTATTGACAGGTGTGGGGTTAATTGCTATAATAAATTATCCTTTCCGGATTCCCCTATAAGTATTACTAGATAAACAACTACCCTTACTTTAAGTATTTACTTGGGGTAACCACATCCAGATTCTGCCCTCTAGGTATTTCCCTAGGGGGTTTTATTTTGTCTTGGTGTCAATTTTACATCTCAGGAATTTTTCTTAGAAAATTTCTTCACGTATTGTACATACAATAGGCTACGCGCGACCCCCGGGGATGCCTCTACCATGTTACGAAAAAAAATATCCCCCGTCAACCCCAAAAGTAAATCTTTTTTGTGGTCACAAATAGTAATTCCTTCACGTAACCCCGCCGTTTTTGTGGTCACAAATAGTAATTACTCAAAGAATTACTGCGGGAAATACGCTAACACCTAGAGTAACCCTATCAACCCTATGAAAGTAATAAACAAATAGTAATAACTGGCAGAATATTTTTCTTTCCTATTATATAGTATAAAATATCCTTTGAAAAATAATTCGAATTAAATGATTTTTTCTCTTGCAATCCATTTTATCCTATGTCATTAATTATTCATCGGCAAACAAACACCGGATCAACCGCCACGGCAAATGAATCCAACTTGAGTTACCGAGCAAGGCCTAGCAATCAAGAGGGTCACCGGAAATAAAAAGACTTGACGACGAAGACAGAATATGCAGACTGAATAGCAAGACAAGACGACACATAGACTAGCTTAAGGACAGCGTCCAAGATACGGGGCGGAAGAACGGTGACTTGAATCAGCCCGTCAAATGCTGGGGCTAGTCGTGTTTGATTGATACAGGGGCATCTTTTCCTCCCGATAGGTGTCTCTTTATCAATCAACCAAGGAGTAAGACAATGGAAATCGAAAGAGTAGAAGTAACTTTGAAAACATGCAAGAGCATGACTGACCAACTGGAAAGCCTAGGGGCTAACATCGTAACTGAAAGCCTAGGTGACCAGATAGTTAAAAAAGCCCAGAACAGTAAGGGGAAGACTTTGTTCAAGGCTATCGTATATGATAACGAATCGGTGCTGGTATCGTATCCAAAGGGACTGTTTGACAAAATGTAAGAAGGGGTTGACTTATCGGTGGCACTCTGCAAGGGTGTCACTAGATAAACCAACTCAAGGAGTAAGACAATGGAACGTGTGACTTATAAAGTATTAGAAGACTTGGCTAGTAAAGTGGCAATTTCTACGGGAATGGCAGTGGAAATAAATCACAGTGCTGACTATGGCGGCTATCAAGTGACAACAAATAAAGGCTCCACAGTGTTACACCATAGAGGGTCAGCAAAGGAAACAAAGGCTTTTCTTGCAGGAATCCATGCGGGTATTTACTTGCAGTTAAAAGCAAAATAGAGTTGACTTATAAGGAGACATCTGCAAAGGTGTCTCTCAATAAACCAACCAAGGAGTAAGACAATGACTCAATATGTGAGAAACATTCTTAAGACGTACCGCATTGCGACAGTGGAAGATGTAGCCAATGGCGTTGAATGGTACGATAGAGCCAAGCGCATGGCGGCATGGATTGCCAAAGAGACTGACATTCAAGAGGCAACAGTCATTGGTGTCATGGCGGCACTATCGCCTAACAATCGTTGGGAGCGCAATTGCAAGGATGCTCTGTCAATGTGTCAGGCTTGGATCAATGGCGACAGTTTGGATGACTTCAAGGTGTCATGCTATAACGCCATGAAACAGAAAGCTTGGTCTATATTGCAGGATGATTTACAGGATGACGCATCAATTCTTACCCGCCTCAATGGGCAGAAAATCCGCTCTTTCTATTCCAATATTCGTGGGCTTGATGAAGTTACAATCGACGGTCACGCATTGAATATCGCAAGAGGTAAGCGCGAAGGGCTGACATCTGACAAGACTAACATGGGCAAGAAACAGTATCGTGAATTGCAAGCCGCCTATGTCACAGCTGCCAAGCGCATCAAGGTAAAGCCCAGCGAATTACAGGCTATCACTTGGACAACATGGAAAAGAATCCACAACATCTAAAAAGTTGTTGACATCTAGGGTACACTCTGGCAGTGTACCTTTACATGCCAACGCATGGAACTAAACTCAAACCTAAAAGGAGAACATTATGTTCTATTGTATCGCAACTAAACCACTCAATGATGACACCCAAGGCTTTCGCTTCAATGTTCTTGGCCTCAAGGGTCTGACCCGCAAGCGCATTGCCAAGACACGCTGGGGAATTACTTCAGGTAAATCCATGAAGGCTGTCCACATCGGCAAGCGTTCAATCTACTTTGAGCGTGTGCTAAACAAGTTATCAGCGCGCCGGATTCGTCACTTTGCAGGATGACCTGCCAAGATTTCTCGAAAGAGAATTAGATATGATGGGTGTCATGCCTCACAGTGTGGCACCTAAGCAACCACAAGAAAAACCTGAGCCACCTAAAGTATGGGATGGCAAAGGTGATTGCCCATTCTAAGGAGAATGAAATGGATAAATATATTGACAGCATAACAGACTTAGGTTATGGATGGACAGGTACACTTTACAGTGATGGTACAATGCGAGTGCAGGGTGACTTGCAAGAGAGTGACTGCATTGACCTACCTAAAAACAGTGTGGAGAGACTAGCCCGTATCTTCAGAGAGATAAAAGAGGAGTTAGAATAATGAAGGATAAAGAAAAACGCAGATATTCATTGTCAGCAGCATACTCTAGGGTGCTCACTATAGAAACAATGGAAGACCCTGATGATCTGTACTATGACGACATGGATAGTATAGTTAGAGGGCTGGAGGGTACAACCCTATTATACAGAGAAAATAATAATTGTCAAGAGGAAATGTGATGAACCGTGAGAAATTAGCATATAAGAAGGGGGCAAAGGATGCTTACTATGGGCGTAGTTGGAATCCAAAATTACCCCTTGACGACGAGGGTACTTCTGTGCTAGAGATCGAAGACATGACAAAGCTAGAGATTGCGGAGTACAGTAAAGGCTACTACGCCGAACCATACGGACAGAAGGATTACGGAGATGATAACCCAACAGAGTGACAGTAAGTTTGTCAGCCACGAACCTTGCCCAGAATGTGGGTCAAGTAATAACCTTGCACGATACGATGACGGTCATGGCTACTGTTTCGGGTGTGAGTATTGGGAAGCAGGGGAAGGTGACGAGGTGGAAAGATCATTCAAGAAACTTGAGGTTGTACCTTTGGAGAAGATGACAGCTATCTATCGGGGTATGCGTGGCATATCGTCGGACACCATGAAGTTCTTTGGCTGTGAAACATACCTCAACTCTAAGGGCGAGGAGGAATACCAGGACTATGTATACCCCTCTGGCGGCATCAAGTCCCGCATCTTCCCAAAAGATTTTCGTGCCAAGGATGGCTTCAAGTCAGATGAATTGTTTGGCATGAACCTATGGAACGCTGGAACATCCAAGACTGTGACCATCACAGAGGGTGAGTTAGATGCCATGTCTGTCTATCAGATGATGCACAACCCGAAGTATCCTAACCCTGTTGTGTCATTGCCATCAGCTAAACCATCACGCAAGCTGTGGGAAAACGTACACGACTGGCTGTCATCCTTCGACAAGATCATCCTGTCTGTGGACAATGACGAGGCAGGGAACGCTGTTGCCCAGCGTATCGCTAAGATGTACCCAAACAAGGTGTACCGTGTACCACACGACAAGTACAAGGACGCCAATGAGTTCCTACAGGCTGGCGCAGAACAGGCGTTCAAGGCTGCGTGGTTCAACGCTAAGAAGTACACGCCAGAGAATGTCATCAACACGACAGAGCAATTCCTTGGGATGTATAACAAGGCGGATGACCATGTCTATGTAGAGACAGGGCTGCAAGAGTTTGACGAGATGTGCCTTGGCCTTATGCAAGGACACTTCACCCTGTTCAAGGCGGCGACAGGTATAGGCAAGACAGAGTTTATGCGGTACCTTGAGTACCGTATCTTGAGCCAGTACCCTGAGATAAAGATTGCCATCTGGCACATGGAAGAAACAAAACTTCGCTCACTCTTAGGCCTTGTGTCATACCACATACAGGACAACCTGACTCGCAAAGACCTGATCGAAGAGAAGAACATGGACGGTGCTGTCAAGAAAGCCATTGAGGAATTGACTAAAGACGAGAGGCTCTATCAATTTTATTTGAATGACGAGGATGACCCCCTTGACTTATTGTCTCATATAAGGTATCTATCTCAGGCGTGTGGTGTTCAGTACATCTTCTTCGAACCTATACAGGACATCAGCGCAGGTGTTGCATCGGAAGAAAGCAAAGAGCAATTCCTTGCAGACCTTTCTGTCAGACTATCCAAGCTGGCAGCTGAATTAGGAGTAGGTATTGTGACGATTGGACACACTAACGACGACGGTGCAGTAAAGTATTGTCGTATGATTGAGCAACGGGCTTCAGTTGTGGTTGACTTGAAGCGAGATAAACTATCAGAGGATACAGAAGAACGTAACACAACCAAGTTACTCGTAACAAAGAACCGTCCAGTAGGGCCGACAGGTTATGCTGGTCAGTTACAATTCGAACCTGCTACCTTCACTCTTAGTGAGAAACCATATGACTTTTAGCCACATGGATTCAGTAGCTGCAACACTATACTTTCTGGGTGTATACTTTCACTATGTACACCTTCAAACTATCTTCGATCTACTTGATAGACCCGAAGACTTAGACAAAGGCAGGGCTAAACTAAGAAGTTTGTTTTGGCCTTGGACAGTAGTTTGTATCTTGTGGTACGATCTATTTGGAAATGACGAGGATGAAGAATGAAAACTGTAGCAATGGACATCGAAACAGAGAGCCTAGACCCTGAACATATCTGGGTTATCTGTGCCGAAGATGTGGACACAGGGGATCGTGAAAGATTCCTTAACGTCACATCAATACCCGAAGAAAGAGATCGGTTTGTAGACTACCTCAAGGGCTGTGAATACTTTGTGTTCCACAATGGCATAGGCTTTGATGTCAAGGTAATCAACAAGCTACTAGGTAACATCATGCCTACTGGCAAGGTGATCGACACACTGATTGTGTCACGCCTAGTACAGTACGACATGAAAGACCAAGACGAAAAGATGCGTAAGAAACTTCTCGCTAAGTACAAGAAAGAATCCCTAGTCGAAAAGGAATTTCCGAGGCGCATGATTAACCGTCACAGTCTAGCATCATGGGGTTGTCGTCTTGGCGAGTACAAGACAGGCTTCAAGGATTTCGACAAACTATCTGACGAGATGATTGAGTACTGTGAGCAAGACGTTATTGTGACTGTCAAATTATACAATCACTTTAGGAAGATCATCGAAGACCCTGAATGGCATGATGCTATTCGGTGTGAGCATGACATACAAGTACTGTGTGAACAGATGTCTTACAATGGTTTCTTCTTTGAAGAGGATAAAGCAGAGGAGTTGTTAGGTGAAATCCATTCAAGAATGGAAGACCTTGAACGCAGTTTTCAAGAAGACTTCCCCCCTAAACTTACGGAAGTCAATCGTATCAAGTACCGAAGGAAAGCAGATGGTACTTTATTCTCTAGTGTCAGCAAAGCACAAGACAAATACTTTGCTACGGCGCTAGATAAATCGGTTGACCCCAATGAATTAGTGTGCTATGAGTACATCAACTTCAACCCAGCGTCACCTAAGCAACGGATCGAAAGACTATGGGAAGCAGGTTGGGAACCATTTGAGAAAACGAAAGGACACATTGAGTATGAACGCGAACAACCAAGAGCGTGGCGCTAAGTTTGCCAAGTACGGATGGACACTGTCCGAAGGTAACTTAAGCACACTACCTAACACTGCACCTGCCGGAGGTAAACGTCTAGCTGAGTGGCTTACCCTTGAGGGTAGGCGTTCATCTCTGGTGGAGTGGTTGGGTCATGTCAAAGAGGACTCACGGATACACGGACAGTTCCAGCACATTGGTGCATGGACAGGTCGTATGTCTCACCGTGACCCTAACCAAGCTAACATCCCGTCTGAGTTTCATGGTGAACCTAAGACAGAAGTGGAGAAGGTTAAGGCAAAGTACGACGGTCAGTTTCGTGGGCTGTGGTCTGTACCTGAGGGTTCATGGTTGGTAGGTACTGACGCAGAAGGCATACAGTTGCGAGTACTTGCGCACCTTATGAAGTCAGAAGAATATGTACACGCTATTGTGTCAGGTAAGAAGGAGGACGAAACAGATATTCACAACCTAAACCGCAAGGCTTTGGGTATGTCTCACATCACACGGGACATGGCTAAGACATTCATCTACGCATTTTTGCTGGGTGCAGGTAACGCTAAGATCGCACAGATACTCAAGGTAAAACCTAGGGAAGCAGCGGATGCAGTAGATAACTTTATGGAATCTATCCAAGGCTTGTCTAAACTAAAGAAGAAACGTGTGCCTGAGATTGCAAGTCGTGGTTGGTTCAAAGGTCTTGACGGACGTAAGGTAAAAGTTCCTAACGAACACAAGACCTTAGCTGGTATGTTACAGAACGGTGAGTCCGTCATTATGAAACACGCTGCACTCAAGTGGGTACGTCGTGCTGAGAGACAGTGGATTAACTTCCGTCTTGTTACATGGCCCCACGATGAATGGCAAACAGAAGTTTGCGGAGATTACCCAGACGCTGAGTTGCTGGGTAAGATACAGAGACAGTCTATCGAAGATGTAGGCGAAGAGTTTAACATGATATGCCCACTAGCGGGATCGACTGACATCGGTAGGAACTGGAGAGACACCCATTGATATGGATTATTTCTTTACTACCTGTCATTTTTGTCTTGACAATTAGGTTAATAGTTGGTATATGGAACGCAGAAGCTGCCAAGAAGGAGAGTAACATTGGCTAAATACAAAGAAGTAACTACAACGGGTCCAATCGAATGGGCTAAAATCTTTGAGTCCACCCGTGACATGGTTGGTTACGAAGGTTCTTATGAGGATTGCAACGGTGCCTATACCGTTAATCAAATCCTTGATAAGTCTGAGTTCGAGAAGCTTAAGGCTGCTGGTACACAGAAGAAGCCCAATCAGAAACGTCTGATGGAAGGTGAACTGATGCTTAAGTTTGAGCGTAAGCACCTTGTTGTCACCAAGGATGGGCGTGAGATTTCACAGGCAGGTGGCGCACCTAAAGTAACTGACGCAGATGGTCAGCCTTGGGACGCAGACATCAACGGTAACATCGGCAATGGTTCTATGGCTGCTGTGACTAACCTAATCACTACCTTCCAAGGAAGTGACGGTAAGACTTACTCACGTACAAGTCTTGTCTCAATCAAAATCTTAGAGTTCGTTCCTATCCCTGAACGCGAAGACGAGATCGAAGCTGCCTAAAAGTTTCCCTCAACTGGCAGGGCTTCGGCCCTGTCCTTTTTCTTACCTTAGAAGGTGTTGTTTAAATGAAAATAATCTACTTACTAATCTGGTTTAATACAACACCAGACCAAGGTATCAGGTTCCACCACTTAGGTACCTTCGCTAATGAAACTATTTGTGAGGCTGAGTTAAGAATTGCATCGGTCTTAGTTAACAATCCTACTGAAACTATATCTTGCATAGGGGTGCGTGTGGATGATTAAGACAACATACATTGACCACATGGGCAGCGACTTGACCGTAGCCAACGCAGCAAGGGTATCGTTTGGTAAGACAAGCGAGATGGAAGACGATCCTTGGGGGCCACCCAAGCTGAAGGCTAAAGATGATAAGCTGATCCGTTACCTTGCCAAGCACAAGCACATCAGCCCATTCGGCCATTGCTTTGCCAGCTTCCACATCAAGGCACCAGTGTTTGTAGCGCGTCAGTTGGTCAAGCATAAGTTCCTACGTTGGAACGAGATCAGCCGCAGGTATGTCAAGGATGAACCAGAGTTCTACCAACCTAAGTTACGTGCCGCTACCAAAGATAAGAAACAGGGTAGTGGTGAAGCTTTGATACTCAGTATACAACAGGACGAAGTTATCCGTCATGCTCACATCGAAGCAGTTAAACAGTACAGATACCTACTTCAGACAGGTGTTTGTGAAGAGCAAGCAAGGGGTATTCTTCCTCTGAACCACATGACAGAGTGGTACTGGTCGGGTAGCCTTGATGCTTTTGCTGATATGTGTAACCTACGTTGCAAGCCTGACACACAGGCAGAGACACGGGTAGTAGCACAACAGATTGACCGCAAGATGATTGAACTATTCCCTGTGTCATGGGATGCACTGACGGAGGATGATGAATGAGTGAAGTCAAGATAACTGAAATAACTGAGCATGAGGATGGTAGTGCTACGTTGCAGGTAGAGTGTGACCCTGAGACATTCGCTGCTATCTTTAACGTGGGCTTTGTGTCACTCGTTAAGACGGGGTTGTACTGGGAGACAGACAATGATAAGACGGTTTAGCGAAGAGGAAAGACTACGAGCAATTTACCGTAGTGCTGTTAATGATGGGAAGAAACCTATGAGAGACCATGCTTTTGATAACTCAGTTCTAGCTGAACACACGCCGTACACAGCGAGTGACTTAAATAGTATCGTCGTTGCTCTAAAGGATTGCCCCGACGTTAGTGTTGAAGATGTGGTACACCTAATCAAAGAACGACAGACGTACCTAGAACAGGAGCCGGACAATGGGGAAGCCTAAGATTTTAATTGATGGTGACATCTTTGCCTACCGTGCTGCATTTTCCTGTGAGGATCAGGAAGTTGAAGATGCACTCGACAAGGTAGACGACCTATTGCAGTGGTCAATCTATGCCTGTACCTCTGAGTACAACGAGAAGAAGAATAAGGTTTTCCTGACAGGTAAGGGTAACTTTCGTTTTAACATAGCTAAGACACATGAGTACAAAGGTAACCGTAAGAATGTCGAGAAGCCCCAACACCTAGAGGCTATTCGCAAACACATGATAAAAGCTTGGAGTGCAATTGTTTCTAAGAACGAAGAGGCTGATGACCTTATAGCTATCTCTGCTACTAACGTCGGACCTGAGGCTATCGTTGTGTCAGTAGACAAAGACATGCTACAGATTCCCTGTCGCCACTACAACCCCACTAAGGATGTACACACAGTGGTCACAGTATTTGAAGCAATGAAGTTCTTCTACAAGCAAATCCTTACGGGTGATCGGGCAGATAACATCGTAGGTTTGTATGGGATTGGCCCTAAAAAAGCTGAGAAGATTTTAGCTGATTGTAAAACTGAACAAGACTTCTACCTTGAGTGTCTGCACCAATACGGTGGTGAAGAAGATCGGGTGGTGGAGAACGCTAGACTACTCTGGTTACGACGTTACCCCGAACAACTATGGGAGCCGCCCAAATGCGATACAGATCAGGCTTAGAAAAGAGAACAGCGCAGTACCTAAGGAAACACAAAGTAAAGTTCGAGTACGAAACACTTAAAGTTAAGTGGCAAGACTTACGAATTAGAACTTACACACCGGACTTTGTACTACCTAATGGTATTATAATTGAAACGAAAGGACGGTTCATTCCGTCAGACAGGGTCAAACAATTGATGGTAAAGGAACAAAACCCAGAACTAGACATCAGGTTTGTCTTCACTAATCCTAAGGCTCGTTTGAGTAAACTCTCTAAGAGTACCTATGGGGATTGGTGTGACAAGCATGGGTTTCAGTACGCCAAGGAAACAATTCCTTTATCATGGATTAAGGAGAAAAGGTCTTGACAATGTTAACAGTAGAGGATAAGATAGCAGTTCTGGCCGAAGACTTTGAGATAGAATACGTCTTAGATAATGCAGAGATAACTAAGTTCAAAGTGTTTATGATGCTATACGAAGAAGGTCTCTTAGATATAGACGACTTCATTAACACGGATAACGAAGAAGAAGAAATACAAGGATGGGAAGAATGATTACACAAGAAGACATAGACGCTTTCAACATAGTCAATGTAACACCTATGGAATACTCATACTGGGTAGAGGGTAAGGTTGTTACGCGAGGTGAGAAACGATTGGTGGAGAATACACTAGGCCTAGTCGGTGAGGCTGGCGAGGTAGCTGAGAAGATTAAAAAGTATCTTCGTGATGACACCAAGGTTAGCCAGAAAGAAATTATCAAAGAGTTAGGTGACGTTTTGTTTTACACGACAGCCTTAGCTAATTACTTCTATAGTAATTTACCTGAGGTACTAGAAAGCAATATGGATAAACTAAACAGTCGGGCTAAACGTGGTGTGATTAAAGGGTCAGGGGATAACAGATGAAACAGAAGTGGGTAAACAATATCTTTGTCAGGTTCATGCGATACTGCATTATGTGGTCAGAGCATAGGGAGGCAGTCAAGATACTTAACAGATTGTCCGACCGGGAACTGAAGGACATTGGCATTAGCCGAGAAGACATTGACCGGATGGTCTGGTTAGAAGAAGATAAAACTATGCGAGGGCGAGGCTAATGAGCAACCTATTACCAACAGACTACCAATCCTTTATTCACAAGTCACGATATGCACGGTGGCTAGATGAAGAGGGACGCCGGGAGACATGGGGTGAGACAGTGTCTCGTTACATGGAGAACTTAGTCTACCCTAAGATCGGTAAAGACAGCTACACTAAAGATATTGAACAGGCCATCTTGTCTCTGGATGTCATGCCATCTATGAGGGCAATGATGACAGCTGGCCCTGCATTAGCACGTGACAATACAGCGGGGTACAACTGCTCTTACCTACCCGTAGATGACCTTAAGGCCTTCGACGAGGCTATGTTCATTCTTCTCTGCGGTACTGGTGTCGGGTTCAGTGTCGAGCGACAGTTCATCAGTAATCTGCCAGAAGTCCCTGAGTTGTTCGAGAGTGACACGATCATTGTCGTTAAGGACAGTAAGGAAGGTTGGGCTAAAGCTTTCCGTCAAGTTATTGCACTCCTCTACAGTGGTGAAATCCCTAAGTGGGATGTGTCTAAGGTTCGTCCAGCTGGTGCTCGTTTGAAGACATTCGGTGGTCGTGCCTCTGGCCCAGCACCTTTGATTGATCTGTTCAACTTCACCATTCGTACCTTTAAGGAAGCACAGGGGCGTAAGCTATCGTCTATCGAATGTCACGACATCATGTGTAAGATCGGTGAAGTGGTTATCGTAGGCGGCGTGAGACGCTCAGCTATGATCTCTTTGTCTAACCTGAGTGATGACCGTATGCGCCATGCTAAGTCAGGTGCGTGGTGGGAGAACAACCCTCAACGTGCATT